AAGACGTACGAGTTTTCGGTATAAGTAAATAAATACTCACGAACCTGCTTGCCGTTCCTTTGAATAAACATTGTCGCTCCATCTACGTTAATAGGAGGAACCGCTTTTAGTACACCAAATCTTGTTTGGCGCAACACGCCAACTGATGAGGGTTTAATAGGACGATCCGGAATAAAGAACTCTCCCCCAGATGTAAAGATCTGTAAGTGTCTTCCTGATACTAAATGATAGATCGCATTAACCTGATCTGTGTCCATAGTAATGTCAATTGCGTCTGCATCATCGCCAAACCCTCGATCAAAGTTAAAGAAGTCGCCTGTTGCTGACCCCCATAATGTTTGAGGGCGAGAAGTAGAGTTAGACAACCACATTCTTGATTCATGGAATGTTACTGAACCTGGATAACCATGTGCTGACGACCATACTGGCTCTTCTAGTGAAGCGTCAATGCCACTAATACTATTATTGTTTATAAATTCTTGTAATACTGTTCCAGAAAATGATGAGGATGAGTTGTATGCTGTGATTCTTACCACCCCTCCATTACCTTCAAACATACCGCCGACATGCTCAGTAGTTACTGGACTAGCACCAGAACAAGTAATGGTAGTTGTATCACCTACTACAGGGTTAGCGCTGCCACAAGTGAATGTACCTGAATCATAGTCCCTATTGAAGTCGTATGTTGGGTAATAACTAAAGGTCATGTTAGAGATTGTCCACGTTGAGTGAGTTGATCCTCGCACAATCTTTCTAGGAACGTAATTGTTATGACAAATAATTAATGTATCAGCGCTCTGAGTCCACACAATCTCTTTAATCTCTGTGGCATTATAAGGAACCGCTAGGTAATCATTACCAGACCCGTTGATATTGGTCTGTAATACGCCATCCATGTAAACACGCATCTTAGACGCAGAGAATACAAGTAAGTAAGTCTGAGTAATGTTAAATTCAAACGAAACTAAGCGCACTGTGGACTCGGTAATAGTATTAATATACTTCATGCCGGGCCTGCGCTTAACACCTCCTTGTCCAAGACAAATAACATTAGTCAGTGTCTCTGCTCCTTTAGCATAACTTTCTACATCAATCCTTGCTGCTAGTCTTGGGTCAAGCTCTCCAGCAATAAACGATGACTGGGATGCGGTTGCTTTAGCCATTAGTACCTCGAATTAATTAATCTTGATCCCTCAAAGGCAGGAGGACCAATTGAAGGCGTAGATTGAGAATCAACAGTCTTGGCTCTTTGTAGTTGTTTGTCAGATAGTCCGCCATAATACTCACCTTTAGTTGCTGACTCAGTAATAGGTATAGCAAATACAGATGCCAGTCTTAGCTCTAATGCTTCAGTAAAGTAAGCAGGTAAAAAGGATTCGTCTGGTTTATATGTGTAGTCCAAGATCATGGTATCATTATCTGAATATAATTTATCAGCATAAATTTGGTAGTTGTCGTTACCTTTATCAATATGTTGAGCCACTAAAAAGTCAGTAGGCAACTGATATGCGTACTTCCATTGGTTAATAGGAGTAGCTGTTAATCTTGATAATGTCGCCTTATTAGAAGCAAAGCGCCAAGGATGAAGGGTTAGCAAGCTTTCAAATGTAGCATGGTATAAGTTTGCTGCAATAAGAGCGGCTACTGTATCTTCTGTAAATGAAGAAATTGGGTTCTCCCCGATCAGCAATAAAGCATTAGATGCAATGTCAATGTCTGTGTAGTTCTTAACTGCACTCATAATAAACCTTCCGAATTAGTTTAAGAAAAGCCTCTCCCGAAAGAAAGGCTGAACTTAAATCAACTCAACTCTTAGTCTGAGTCAGTAGCAGTAACTACCAGCGCATTGCTGATGTCAACAACAGTGCCAGAGTTAGAACTTACTAGGTAAATACCAGCTGCCAAAGTGCCACCAGTAGATGTGTTAGCAACAATTAAGTCACCAACTTGAACATCACCAGCCACATCATTAAAGTAACCTGATGTGTCTATAGTAGCAGTAGTGTCAGTAGTAGAGTAGCCCCACATTGCAGGAATACTAGAGTTAGCCGAAGTCGTTAAACGACCAAAATTATCTTTATTAAAAGCCATTTTATTCTCCTATTATTCAGTGATTTCTACTTTAACAATACCAGTGCTATCAATAGTAGCAGCGCCAGCTTTGTATTTACCTAGAGATAACCATGAAGTTTTCTCAGGGATGTAGTTCACTTCTGTTGAAATGTCCATACCAATAGCACAACCGATAGCGGACTTATGGAAAGCATAACAATCACGAGTTGTAGAGGTTTTAGACAAACCACCTTCAGAACGAGTCTCCATCATAATAATGTTGAAGCCCATGAAAGTATTGATCTCACCTGACATTAAAGCACGAACAGTAGCATAATCTGCCGAAGTTGCTTGCTCAACATTAAGTAAGTCTGAGATACCTTCTGCTGAAGTCAATAGAAAACGATCATTCATAGGAACGCCATTGTCATTAAGGGCTTCTGAAGCTGAGGTAATCTTAGCTAGATTTAAACCTGTTGAACCATGCACAATAGTCTCTCCAGCTGTTAAAGCATCGATAACTAATTGATCTGATCTGCGACCCATTGCGCCAGCAATAGTCTGTGCTAACTCTCTGCGCTCATCGAAGTTTACTTCGGCAGCATCAAAGATGTCAGTGTACTCACCTGCAACCCAGTTGCCAAGAGTAACAGGAACTTTGGTGTGTGAAATATCCATAGGTGTTACGTCAGTTTGACTAGCTTTTTGATTAGCTAAACCTTTACCCATAGTACGAAAGTTATAAGTATCACCTACAACACCTGTTCTCATACGAACAGCATTACGCAGTTTACCTGCGGTTTGAAATGCGTGCTTTACTTCTGCATCGAACTGAGCTGAAGCTGCACTACTTAGATTGATAGACATAATGTCTTCTCCTTATGAATTAAAAAATTAATCTTACTTTTTTTCGATTCAAGTGACCTATATGGGTTGAATCTAGCGCTTACTAGGCACTTAAATTACTCATACAGGCCGAGAAGATCGGGTGTCTGCGATTCGATTATAACAATAAAACATAGTTAAATGTAATTTATTTATTGCTTAACTGTTTTAGATGCTCCGGTTCCATAAAAGTCTTTAAATTTAGCCTCTACTTCTGCTCTATATGAAGCGGAACTCTCATACCTCTCATCAGCAATAAGTTCATACAAAGCTTCTTTGGTTACTGAATTAACTGATTGAGCTGTATCAGGTGCTGAAACTTGAGTCTCTCTAGAAAATGACTTCATTCTTTCTAACAGTTGAAAACCTTCTGCTGTAGTTGCCATTGATTGTAGCGTCTCAAATTCATTAGCGTCAAGATTGCCTTTTCCCCATTGAACCATGTCTGTGATTCTTTGACCTGCGTCTGGTCCGAGGCGCTTCATCTCTGCTTCCATGTCTGGCTGTTCGCCTGCCATGCCATTTAGATACACACCAAGCAACTCACTATGCGCGTCTTGTGATAACCCCGCCGCTTGTGCCCATTCATTAAAGTTTTCCATTAAAGCATCACCTTCGGGGATCTCCACATTCATACCTTCAGGGATTACTGTCTCATATCCATCTTTAGGAGCACCTGTGAAAGAGCCTAGCTTAGATTCTAAACCATTGTATGCTTGTGCTTGATCTGCAATAGTAGCATATTTACCAGCTTTAAACCAATCTGGTGCTTCTCCCTGTCCTACTACGCCTTCTGATAAATACCATGCGGTATCATCTACTGGTGCTTCTATAGTTCCTGTTGCTCCTTCTTCTGTTGTTGTTTCTGGTGCTGCTACCTCAGATAATAATGTTTCTTCTTCCATAATAACTAATCTCCACGATTGTTGTATTTACCACTCTTTTGCCTCAATATGCAAGACTTAAACATCCTTACAACTGAGTTCTGACCCTCACGATAATAACCCTGACCTTCTGCTTGCCCAGGAACGCATACCGCTGATTTAATGTATCTCTCGTCTAGCCATTCAAGCACCTTCTTGCCGTCTTTCGCCTGGAACACTTTTGCGATTAATGCATCAAAATCTTTCTGGTTATCTATCATTGACCTCCCATTGCTTGCATTGCTGCTTCAGGATTCTGCATCGCTGCTTCTGCCATCTGTTGTTGCTGTGCTTGTGCTTGCATCTGTTGCTTAATCTCTTCTCTAGCTTCAGCATCTCTAATCAATGACTTATCAACACCTAATAGTTTAGCAATATGTTCAGGGAAAGCTTCAAGATCTAAACCTATCTGCATTGCCTCTGGGCCTACCATGCTTGCAAACTGTACGAACTGTGCAAGTTTATTAACTTCATCCATATCTTGCTGTTGAGCAAGTGGCGAAATAACTTTAATCTCTACAACTTGGCCACCAACCTTAATAGGGGCAACCTTCTTAGCTTTCTCAAGGATATAGTAAGCACGTTTAATTAGCTTATTAATAAACTCAATCTGTAATCTGCCGAACGATGATCCAATGTCTGACATTAGTTCTTGTTGTCTAATGCCGATCTCTGTTGCTGACTTAGTTGGACCTCCTACTGGGCCTAGTTGATCATGATATAAAGCTTTACGGATGTTATCCCTTAGATCCCCAAGGATTAACTCTGATATATTAAAATTACCGCCTGATACTAACGGCTGCAATGAACCTTGCTGCCCTACTGGTACAACAGAACCAGGCGCAATACTAATAGTCCAGGGGTTTAGTACCCCATCATCCACTGCTGTGTAAACACCCGCAATTTCTTTCTCAGCGTTCTTTAATACAAACTTAACAACTTCATTAGCTGTCTTGATGTCTGGTAATGCTGTCATGATAGGGCCTCTACCATAGCGCTCCCCTGCTACCTTAGACCATCTAAACACAATCCAAGGACTCTGCTCAAAGTAATCTTCAAACACAACATGTTTAGTAGAAGCTTCAATAACTACAAATGAGTATTGCTTGTCTTTATCATCCCAGATAGTAGCTTCAATAATATGAACCAACTGATCAGGTTTCTCTTGCATCATCTTCTTAACCGCTTCTGATGCTTTACCTTTTGGCCAAATACGTTCAATATCTCTAGCCGCCACTGAGTGGTCTCTAAATACATTCTCAACTGTGCCACCAGGCCCATCTTCAATAATAAGTTGTTTCAGCGGAACAGCTTTGAATCTTAATAGATCCTCACCTTCACCTTCTTCTAATAGAAGCGCCCCTGTGCCTACAGCAAGATCAAGGAATGCTTCATTAGCTTCTGTGGCTAAATTAGT